GGCCGGGAACTCAAAGACGCCCATCGGCCCGTTCCAGACGACGGTGCCGGCGCCCTTGATGGCCTCCGAGAAGAGGGCGACCGTCTTCGGCCCGATGTCCAGGCCCATATAGCCGTCCGGGATCTCCTTGACGTCCACGGTCAGGAAGGTGTCGGTGTTCTCAAACTTGTCGTGGATCGCGGTGTCCACCGGAAGCAGGAACAGCACGCCCTTGTCCAGCGCCTTCTGCATCATCTCTTTCGCGTAATCGAGCTTGTCGGCCTCCAGCAGACTGGTGCCGACGCCGTAGCCCATGGCGCGGATGAAGGTGTAGGCCATGCCGCCGCCGATGATGATCGTGTCGGCCTTGTCGAGCAGGTTGTTGATGACGCCGATCTTGTCGCTGACCTTCGCGCCGCCGAGGATGGCGACGAAGGGGCGCTTCGGCGCCGCCAGCGCGCCGCCCATGATCTCCAGCTCCTTCTGGATCAGCAGGCCGGAGACGGCGGGCAGGTAGGCCGCGACGCCCGCGGTGGAGGCGTGCGCGCGGTGGACCGTGCCGAAGGCGTCGGAGACGTAGACGCCGTCCGCCCCGGCGAGGTCGGCCAGCGCTTTCGCGAACGCGGGGTCGTTCTTCTCCTCGCGCGCGTCAAAGCGCAGGTTCTCCAGCAGCAGGAGCTGTCCCGGCTGCAGCGCCGCGGCCTTCTCCTGCGCGTCCGGACCGACGGCGTCGGATGCGAAGCGGATGTCCATGTCCAGCAGCGCGCCGAGGCGCTTCGCCACCGGGGCCAGACTCAGCGCGGGCTTGACCTCCCCCTTGGGCTTGCCGAGGTGGGAGCAGGCGATGACCGCCGCGTTCTGCTCCAGCAGATAGCGGATGGTGGGCAGCGCCGCGACGATGCGCTTGTCGTCGGTGATGGCGCCGGTGGTCTTGTCCAGCGGGACGTTGAAGTCGCAGCGCAGCAGGACCTTTTTGCCCGCGAGATCAATGTCATAGACGGTTTTTTTGTTGTAGTTCATCGCTTATTCCTCCAACATATTTCCGGTTGATTTCAGATGCGGAAAGCCCTGCTGGCGCAGCGCCTCGTAGCAGAGGATCGCCACGCTGTTCGCCAGATTCAGACTGCGCACCGGCCCGATCATCGGGATGCGGATGCACCGCGCGCGGTATCGCGCCCGCAGCCATTCCGGCAGCCCGGCGGTCTCCTTGCCGAACAGCAGCTTCACGTCGCCCGGAAAGGACACGTCAACGTAGGAGCGGGGCGCCTTCGTCGTGGCGAGGAAGAGGTTCTCGTCGCCGTTTCCGGCGAGAAAGTCGTCCCAGTCGTCATAGACCGAGAGATCCACGTACTGCCAGTAGTCCAGCCCCGCGCGCTTCACGGCCCGGTCGCTGATGTCGAACCCGAGCGGGCGGATCAGGTGCAGCCGCGCGCCGGTACAGGCGCAGGTGCGGGCGATGTTGCCGGTGTTCATCGGGATCTCCGGCTCGTGCAGAATAATATCGATCAAAACGCGCTCGCCTGCCTCATCGGACCATTCGGAACATCATCTCAGACGTTCCAGACAAGTAACAGCGTCATTATATACCCGCGCTTTTGTGAAAGCAAGGGAAATGTTGGAATTTCTGCCTGTTTGTTGAGAGTATCATTAAATGCAGAAGAAACCGAAACGGTTTTTCTGCATTATTTTTTTATCCGAAGGCAGGCGGAAGGAGGTTAAAGCATTGAACGGATACAGTTATTTGACGCTGGAACAGCGCCGCGAGATCGAAAGAATGTATGCAGAGGGTGAAAGAGTTGTTGACATTGCCGCCCGTCTGAAAAGAAGCGCCGCCGCTATCTACGAAGAGTTGAAGCGCGGCTATACGGGAGAGCTTGACGGCTACGCCCGCCCGAAGTATAGCGCCGATATTGCACAAGCGACGGTGCAAGAAAACTTCCGGCGCAGAGGAAACCGACGCGGCGCGAATTGCTGAAATACGAAAGGAGCTATTCAAAATGACCGACACTTTAATTCTTTTCAAGCCGCTGGCGGACTTCGGAGAAGCCTTGAAGAAGGATTGCCCGAAGAACGATTGCATTGTTTACCGGAACATTTACGAACGGTATTGCGAGGAATACACGGATTACAAACGGATAAAGGAAACATTCGCGGACTTGTACGAAGCGACGATCCGGACGCTTGAACACGCGATCCGCGCAAGCGAAAAAGAGCTTTACGCAATGTGGTTCGAGAATTACGCCGTATTGAAACAGCGCGACGCGTTGGGCATGGCATACGGCGACGCGAAGCCGGGGCGGGCGCAGGACGGCGCAACAACGTTTGACACTATCACGAAGGACAAGCCCACGCTGGCGGGCTTCCTTCGTTCCCTTCCGGTCATAGAAGCGCCGTGGGACGGAGCGTTTCAAGAACGCTTTTGCGTAGAGTGCGGCGCGGACAGTTGCGACGATTGCCCGAACGAGCAGTTCCGGAACAATCCGGAATGGTGGCTTTCCCTTCCGGCGGCGGAGGTGGAACAATGACGGCGGAGCGGGCGCGCGGAGCGCTTGCCGTCCTGCAAGACGCGGACGGGAAGCTTCTTTGCGAAGTGCCTTGCGGATACATAGTCGAGCCGACCGCCAGCGCCTACCATATACGGCGGGAGCGGGCGCAACGTAGGCGGCGGGCAATGCTTCGCCGTCGCGTCGCCCTTACGGTTGCGTTGCTGACCGTCGCCGCCCGTCTTGCGGCGCTTATGCCGTGGAGTGGGAGCGGTGCGGCGGACAAGCCGAAGGAGACGACCGCCGGACCGCTTGAAGAGGTTCACCAGCCGCCCGCCGTTCTTATTCCTTCGAGCGGGACGGTGGCGGAATACGTGCCGAACGCGGCGGAGGTTGAAGCCCTTGCAAAGCTGATCTACGGCGAAGCGGGGATTGTTCCTTCTACGACGGAGCAAGCGGCGGTTGTATGGTGCGTTCTGAACCGCGTTGACGATCCGCGCTTCCCCGACACGGTGCTGGAGGTTATCGAAGCGCCCTATCAGTTCAGCGGCTACGATCCCGAATATCCCGTGAAAGAGGAATTCGCCCTTCTTGCGGCGGACGTGCTGACACGATACCGCGCGGAGCGGGACGGCGAAGAAAACGTCGGGCGAGTGCTTCCGGCGGAATACTGCTTCTTCACGGGCGACGGGCGGCGCAATCACTTCACAACGGAATGGAAAAGTACGGATTGCTTCGGCTGGACGCTTGAAAGCCCGTACACGGATTAAGGAGGGGCGGCAAAGTGGGAAAAGAATTGATTTGCTTATGCAGAGAGACTGACAAGGCGACGGGCGAAATTGCCGTCTATTCAATCAACGCAGAAGTAACGGATCGGCTTTTGTTTATGTTGGGTATCCGCCAGCGGGCAAATCCCGAATTGCGGTACTTCGTAACGCTTCGGGAGAATTTCGACGCGAACGAAGAAACGATCTTGAAGCAGTTGCGCCGGAAGCAAGTAACGGATCGACTTTTAACCGCTTTGAACATAGCGGCAATTTGACGAAAGGAGCGGCACGCGATGAAGGACAACAAAAGCGGCTGGCAGTTTCCGAAGGCGCTTGAAATTATCAAGTGCAAGGAAGGCAACAAAGAGTTTATGAAGGAGCGTCCGGCGCGTCGCCCGGTCGGAAACACCGTGCTTATTTGCGAATATCCGATCGACGACACGGCGGCGGAAGAGCCGAACGCGAAGTTGATTACATGGCGGCTTGCGAAGCGCGCCGCGCGGGACTTCTTGCGCGTTTCCTTTATGCCTTCGGCTATCGTATCGGCGGCGACGCATGGCGGGAAAACCGCCGTCCGCGTCTACGGTAAATATTAGATCACACGAAAGGAGCTATTCAATTATGTTCAGCAAGAAAAAGACAGAATGCCGCGTTTGCGGCTATCGCTTCACACCGGAGCGGGAAAACATCTACACAGCGGAAGAACCGCGTTCGGCGCTTGAAATGCTTACCGCCGCGCCGACGCGCTTTTCGGCGGTTGATTGCCCGATTTGCGGTTGTCAAATCCGGCTGGCGGATCGTGCGCCGCGCATTGACCTTCCGGCTATTACGGAACAGCACGACGCGGACGCAGAGGAAACGGAGGGCGGAGAAGATGAAGATTAAAAGTATCGCCGCTATCTGCAAGAAGAACAAGAATATTGCGATCTTCGAGCGGTACAGCGACGACGGCGACATATTAACGCAGTACATCGGCGACGGATCGGCGGTTTATCCGGTTGTCGGGCTTCCCCAGCTTGATAAAGAAAGCCTTTTAACGATCTTCGACGTTCCGGAGAAAGACCGCGATAATTACTTCGTGAAAACGCTGGGCGTACCGGCGGGTATCAGCTTCGAGGACACAGACGAAACGGAAAGGCACGTCGAGCGGGAAGGAATTTCGATCATCTATTCCGGACGAACCTTGAAGCCGATCCGCACAACGCGCGGGCTGGTATTCATCGAAAGCCGCTATCTTTCGCCCGTCGCTGACGTGCTGGACGTGCTGGAGCTTTACGAACGCCGCACGACGGACGGCGCGCCCTACATTGTAGCGAAGGCGGGTTTCCTGCTTCAAGCGGTGATTATGCCCTATGACGTTATCAATCAGCAGTTCGTGGAGAGCTTGCAAGCCTTAACGCGGGAATGCGAATTTTCCCTTTCCGAA